GCGGGCCCGGTCGAGGTGGACCTCGGCGTCGCCGCCGTAGACCTTGTCGCGGACGGTGGTGAACGCCCGGTTGCGCCTGCGCTGGGCGTAGGACTCGGCGTCGAAGAAGATCGCGTGCTCGCTGCCCTCGGCTTTGGCGAGCTCCTCGGCGACGCGGACGGCGTTCTTCGCCGCCTTGCGTCGGATGGATTTCTGCTTCTTGTAGAACGGCTGCGAGCGCCGGCGCTTGGGCAGCTTGCCGTTCTTCTTGCGGCGGCTGTGGCGCGTCGCGTCCTCGCGGTCGTACTTGTCGATCCAGCTGTCCGCCCGGTCGACCTGGGCGACGAAGTAGTTGAGCTGCTTCTCGAGCTGCTCGAGGTACTTCGCCCGGCTCTTGGACGGCCGGAGCGGGAGCAGCTGCACGTCGCGGAGTCCGGCCTTGCGGGCGGCGTCGCGCCATCCGTTGGCGGCGCGGTTGGTGTCCTTGGGCGTGAGCTCGTCGACCGCGTCGGTGAACACCCGGACCATCTCGACGCCCGACGCGTCGCGTGCGGCGCGCGAGGCCGCCTGCGTGGCGCGGATGTTCCGCCACATCGTGTCGGTCTTGATGACGGTGCGGGTGGTCATGGGATCGGGGGGATGCTCGCGGCGGTGATCACGGCGGCCAGCTCGCGCCGGCGGATCTCGTCCTCGGTGTCGAGGAACACAATGAGCTCGGCCCGCTGCCGCATCGGCATCGCGTCGAGGTTGCCGCCGGGGTAGGCCGCGGCGACGTGGGGGAACGCGCGGAGGATCCGCAGGTCGTGGTGGCGGCTGGTCAGCGCGTAGTGCTCGGGCAGCTCCGAGCGGGCTGCCCGGCTGCGGGCCTGCTTGGTGAGTGCCCCGGCCTCTACGGGGCGGAAGAGTTTTTTGCGGCGTCCGCGACGAGCTCGGGCAGGCTGACCTCCTCGAGCCGCTTGATCGCGGCGTTCACCCAGCGGCTGCTGGCCGACGAGCCGACGGTGTTGATCATGCCCGTGCACCACTGCTCGCCCGAGCCGTCGCGGTTGGCGGTCGCCCAGTCGAGCCCGCCGAGCGTGACGCCGGCGGCGACCAGGAAGCGGAGCAGCTCGAGGCGGTCGTTCCACGCCGAGAACGATCGGAGGTACGCCGCGTCGCTGTAGTTCGGCACCTTCTGAGCGTTGGACCCCTTGGTCGGGTCCTTGATCAGCGGCGGCGAGGGCTTGGGGTGGGCGAGCTCGAGGGCCTGGTCGTCGTTGAAGCAGATCGGCTCGAGGTCGACGGCCGACGGGTCGAGCTTGACGATCTCGGCGGCGGTGGGTCTGGTGGGTGCGGTGTCTTTGGGTGTCTGGGCTTCTGGTTGGTCGCTCATCGGATGTCCGTATCCTCTGGGTTGGGGGCTGGTGATCAGGCGCTGATCGCCTCGGGGGTGATGCGGTTGGGGCTGGTGAAGCTGACCTGCAGCTGGTCGTACTCGGCGCCCGGGATGATCTGGGCCGCGGCGGCGCGGACGGCGTTGGTCATCGGGTAGCGTGTGCCGGTGGTTCGGGCGCTCGAGTCGTACCACTCGACGTCGATCGAGAACTTCGGCAGGTAGCCGTCGTCGCCCTCGGCGTTGAGCATCGTGAGCAGGTCGGTCGCGCCGATCCCGCCGGTGTGCTTGACGTTGAAGGTCAGCGTCGAGGGCTGCTCGTCGCCCTCGCGGGTATCGTCGAGCAGCTGCCCGCGGTCGATGTCGTGCGGCATGGTGGCGCGGACGCCGAAGCCGAGGTTGACGCTGCCGGCCTCGACGAGCAGCACGGCGTAGTCGTCGCTGCTCCCCTCGGGGGTGATGATGATCTTGCCCCCGTCGTCGAAGCGGAGGATCTTTTCGGTGTTGGTGTTGACGACTGCCATCGGTTCGGCTCCGTGGTGGGGGTGTGTTGGTGGGCTGGGTCGTTGCGGCGGTCCGGTCAGGTCGGCGAGAGCGTTGCCGTGCGGCCGCTGATGCGTTGGACGACGGCCGACGCGGTGAGCACGCCGATCAGCTGCCCGTTGTGCTCGCCGGTGTTCTGCGGGTCGTTGCTGACCTCGTCGATCTGCATCGTGTGCGTCGTCGCCGCGTGCGTTGCCGACGCGGAGTCGAGCACGGCGGCAACGGTCTGCATCGTGTGCGTCAGCCGCCTGGGGTTGCTGCGCAGGGCGTCGTCACTGACGCCGACGGTGACGGTGATCGTCGCGATCTTGAGGTCCGCGCCGGCGCTGCCCCGGTTGCGCGGCCTGGCGTCGAGCCGGACGGGGTTGAGCCGGCACCAGAACGCGGCGCTGCCCTCGTCGTCGCTCGACGGCGGGTCCTCGTGCGGGGCTTTGACGTCGATGCTGCTGGCGTCGCCCGTCTGGAGCGGGGTGAGCAGGCCCATGATCATCCGGTGGACGATCGTCTGGTCGACCAGGGCGGGCGCGGTCATGTGATCAGCTCGTAGCCGCAGTTGAGCGTCTTGGTGCCGGTCGGCTCGATGATGATGCCGAAGGCGCCGAACGCGTCGGGGATCGTGAACACGCCCGGCGCGTCGCTGCCCGGGCTGTAGGCCGCCGGCGACGATCCGTATGCGGACGCGTAGTGCGTGCACAGCGCGCTGGGCGTCCATCCGATGGTGTCGATCTCGCGGAGCTCCTCGCCGCCCAGCCCCGTGTCTGCGGCGACGGTGCCGCTGGCGGCGGTGAGCGCGAGCGTGCCGAGCTGCTCGACCAGGAACCCGGTGGGCTTGGACGACACGCGGGTGGGGGCGCACACACGCAGCAGCGAGACGGTCGCGGCGATGGTGTCGTCCTCGATCGTCGTGGGGCCGCCGTAGAGGTGGATGTTGGCCCCGCGGCTGCGTCCGCCGTTGGCCGAGCCCATCGCGACGATCTTTCTGAGGTAGCTGTTGGGTGAGGTCGACGACGACGCGAGGAAGTCGGGCAGGCTGCCCGGGGCGTAGTAGCCGGCGGTGATCTGCTGCGTGGCGTTGACGAACGCGGCGGTGAACAGCGGCGTGATGGCCGAGGATTGCAGGGTCATACCGGTCTCCGGTCTCTGGGTGCGTTGCTGGGTGTGCGGGCGCCGGCTTCAGCCACGGCCCTGCTTCGGGTCGCCGAGGAAGCTGCCGTGCGTGAGCTTGTGGATCATCTCGCTGGCGAGCCAGGACACCGCGCCGACGACGCCGATGGCGATCGGCGCGGCGTAGCCCTCGGCGTCGCTCTGATTGACCACGACGCCGAACGCGACGGCGACCTTCATCAGGCCCATGCCGATGTAGCGGGTGAGGAGTTGGGTGGCGCGTGCTTTCATGGCGTGCTCCTGTTTGTGCGTGGGCCGGCGTGCGGCCTAGGCCAGCTTGCGGACGGGGGTGACGCTGCCGCGGCGGAGGCTGTCGCGGACCTGGTGCATGCCGACGCCGGGCTCGGTGGTGATGGTCGCGATCAGCGTGCCCTCTTTGACGTGCACGCCCCTGCGGATGGACGCCTTGTTGGTCTTGAGCTCGAAGGTCGCCGGGCCGGTGTCCTGTGATTTGGCGGCGGGCTTGTCGGTGCTGGTTGCTTTGGGTTCGCTTGGCATGGGTTCTCCTGTGTGCTCCTGGGTGCGCTTGGGTGCGTGGTGACAGTGCTGGCGGCGGCTACTCGTCGCCCGCTTGCTCTGTCGAGCCGGCGGATTGCTCGTCGCCGCTCTCGGCCGTGGCCTCGGCGAGCTGCTGCTCGAGCTCGGCGATGCGGCCCTCGTAGGTGTCCTTGAGTTTCTCGCACGCGTCGTCGACCAGCTTCTTGAGCTCGTCCTCGTCCACGTTGACGTGCACCTGGGCCGTGTATGTCTCGGCGGTCGGCTTGATGCTCGCCTTGGAGCGGTAGAGCGCGTGGGCGACGAGCTCGGGCTCCGCGCCCTCGACGGCGGTGATGAAGCCGATGACGGTGCCCGCGGGGCGTTGCTTGCCGGCGACGGGCATCTCCTGGCGTGCGACGACCATGTACCGCTCGGCGGGCACGGCGTCGTGCGAGGCGATCTCCTCGGCGTGCTGCTTCTCCATGAGCTTGGCCTCGGACTGCAGCGACTTGATGCGGGCCTTGGCCTTGCCGAGGTCCTTGCTGAGCTCGTCGCCGCGTTCCTTAGCGGACTTGGTGAGTTTGACCTGCCGGGCGAGCTTGTTCTTGAGGTCCGCGGCGGTCTCGGCGTCTGTTGGTTTCTTGGTGCCCATCGGTGCTCCTTGGGTGTGCGGTGGAAGCCCGGGGCGGCGGGTGATCGCCGCCCCGGGTGGGGTGGTTGGCTTTGTATGGGCGGCTTAGGCCACGCCGGTGATGAGCTGGACCATCTCGGAGATCTCGACCTTCTCCTGGATGTCCTGGCGGGCGCGGATGATCCGCGAGCGGTTCGCGTCCGAGTCGTAGTGCTCGATCGCGACGCCGGCGCTCGAGCCGTCCTTCGCCCAGTGGAACGAGCGGAACGCCGTGGGCATCTCCATGTTCCCGCCCTCGTCGACGACGGCGAGTCCGAAGATGCTGTCGGACCAGACGCCGCTGATCGACTCGTCCTGCCCGGGGTTCGCGTCGTTGACCGACATCTCGCCCACGAGGATCTTCTCGAGGTCGAAGACTTTGGCGAGCAGGTCCGCGCTGATGTCCGAGGACTTGGCGGGCTGGCCGGCGCCGGTCGCCTCGATGCGTTCGATGACCTTGTCGTTGTTGCGCAGGTTGCGGAACGTTTTCTTGGAGCAGTAGCCGATCTTCGGCCAGAGGCCGGTGCGGTCGTAGACCGCGGTCGCCGCTGATTCCATGTTGTCGATCGGATCCGAGCCCGACCAGTCGGTCCAGTCGGTGCCGGCGGCGGTGGTCTGCCCGCTGAACGCCGAGACGTCGGTGGCGAGGTCCGCGCAGCGGATCTCGGCCGCCTGGATCGCCTCGAACTGCGCGAGCTGCGCGGCGATCTGCTCGGCGTCGAAGTAGTCGGCGTAGCGGTTGGCGCGGCGTTCGTCGACGACCTGCTCGGCGCCGTACTCCTGCGTTGCCCACTGCTTGTCCTGGAACTTGAAGGTGCTGCGCTGGTACGAGCCGTCGCTCGCGCGTTTCGCGGTGCGCGGGGTCAGGATCTCCTTGGGCGGGATCAGGCCGTAGTTGCCGCTCTGGTAGTCGACCTCGATGATCGGGAAGAGCAGGTGCCCGATCGCGCCGCGCATGCCGAGGGCGATGGGGTATTGCTGGATGGTCGCGGCCAGGTCGGGCCGGGCGGTGACGGTGGATGTTCCGGGGACGGGCATGGTGTGGCCTCCTGCGGCGGGGCCGCGTGGATCGGGTGGTGGGGTGGTTGGTTGCGGGTGCTGGGTGGGGTGGTTTCAGTGCGGGCGGCTTAGAACGGCATGACCTCGACCTCGTCGCCGTCGGCGGTCGCCGCTGTCACGGCTTTGCCGAACGCGATCGCCGAGTCGGCCGACGTGTCGTCGACCTTGCCGCCGTTGCGTCCGTAGACGATCGCCCCGGCGCTGAACGCGCCCGCGGCGATACAGATCACGGTGCCGGGCTTGGTGAGCAGGTCGACCGCGTGCGCGTCGCCCGCGGCGAATGACTCGTCGCGCATCACGCCGATGGCCTGCTCGCTGACCGCGGCGATCGAGACGTCCTCGTCGCTGTCGAGCTTGACGAGCAGTCCCGCGGCGATCGCCGTGGCGGTGGTGAATGTACGGGTGCCTGAGTCGTTTCTTGTGGGCATGGTGTGGCCTCCTGCGGCGGGGCCGCGTGGGTCTGGTGGTGGTTGGTGTGGGTTGCTGTGTGCGGGCCGCTCGGGTCAGCCGGCGGCGTTGGCTTCTTTGACCATCTCGTCGCGCAGCGACGGGTTCTCTTTGAGCACGGCTCTCGAGGCCGCGGAGCGGTCGAGGTTGGCGCTCTTCATGCGGTCGGTGACGAGCTGCTCGATCTTGGCTTTCGCCGAGCCGGTCGAGCCCGCCGATGCGGACCCGCCGCCGAGCTCGCTCTCGCCGCCGCGCGGGGTGCCGGCGGCCTCGGACAGGTCGCCGCTCTTGTTGGCGACGATCGCCTTCTTGAGCACCGCCGCCTCGGTGAGGTTCTCCTCGACGGCCGCGATCACGATCTCGTTGACGGTCGCCTGCGGCAGGCCGAGCCCCTCGAGCACGGCGCGGGCGGCCTTGGTCGTCATCGGCGCGGCGGCCTGCGGCTCCTCCTCGCTCGTCTCCTCGGTGGTGGCGGTGGTCTCCTCGCCCTGCGTCTCCTCCTCCTCGGGGGCCTCGGCGGAGCGGAGGGCGTCGAACTCCTTCTTGTCTTCGTCGCTCATCGCGTTGTACTGCTCGTTGAGCTCTTCGGCGGCGGTCTTGGGCATGGTGGGGGTCTCCTTGGCGGCGGACGCCGCTGGTTTCGGGTTCTCGTTGGCGGCTCCTGCGGCCGTGTGGGTTGTCTGCAGTCCGCCCTCGATGAGCGCGGCGTAGAAGTCTGCGGCGGGCATGATCCGGTCGACGAGGCCCGCGGCGATCTGGCCCTGCCCGTAGTAGAGCGCGCCCTGCATGGCGCCGAGCTGCTCATCACTCAGCGGGCGGCTGGCGGTCACCGCGGCGTAGAAATCCGCCGCCATCTGCTCGACGAGGCCGCGCTCGTGGGCGAGCATCGACTCGTCGATCTCGGTGCCGTAGTGCCCGATCGACTTCATCGCTCCGGTCGTGATCACGTGGACCTTCACGCCGTGCATCTCGGCGTCGCGGCTGGTGTCGTGCACCGCGGCGATCACGCCGATCGACCCGCTCGAGGAGCTCGGCGTGGCGATGATCTCGCTGCAGCACGCCGCGAGCCAGTAGCCGGCGCTGGCGGCCATATCGTGCACGAGCGCGTAGACGGGCTTGGCCGCCCTGGCGGCGGCGAGGGCCGCGACCAGGTCGCTGATGCCCGCGACGTCGCCGCCGGGGGTGTTGAGGTCGAGCGTGATATCCTCGATCGTCTCGTCGTCGGCGGCGTCGGCCAGGGCGCGGACGACCAGGGGGTTGGGCGTGCCGCCTTGCATCCACCAGGGGCAGTCGCCGTAGCTGATGTACCCGTCGATCGGGATCACCGCGTGGGTGCCGGCGCGAATGAAGGGGTCGGCGCGGCCGGCCGGGCCTTCGCCCGACGTTGCGGCCCGCGCGATCGGGAGCTCGCCGGCGGTGCGGCGTGCCTGCTCGACGGGTCGGCCCGCGGCGATCGCCGCGTGCATCGACTTGTTGACCTCGTAGGCGTTGGCCAGCATGGTGCCGGCGAGCGGTGGTCTCGGGTGCTCAGCGGGCATCGGCTTCCTCGTGCTGGAGTTCGTAGGGGTTCTGCTGCTCGGAGCGGGTGATCTGCAGCGGCTGGCCGTAGGTCAGGCCCGCGTCGGTGTTCTCCTGGTGCTCGGCCTTCCACGCCTCCATAAACTGGGCGCGGTCGCCCTCGCCGCGGTCGAGCAGCACGCGGCGGTGCGTCGTGATGCCGCCGGCGAGCGCGAGCAGCTGGGCCTCGGCCTCGGCCTTGGGGTCCAGCGACGGCATCGCCGGGAGGATGAAGCCGTGGCGGTTCCAGCCGGCGCCCTTGGGCATGCGGAGCCCGCCCTCGCGGATCTCCCCGGCGAGCCACCAGAGGTAGATCGGGGTGAGGAACCGGCTGGTAATGTACGCCTGCAGGACCTGCATCTTCCGCCAGCCGACGCTGATGGCCGAGCGGCTGGCGGCGAAGTTGTTCGTGAACCGCATGTACACCAGCTCGAGCGGCAGGTCGAGGGCGGCGCAGATCGCGTGTAGCTCGGTCCAGAACATGACCTCGAAGCCGCTGGACGGGTGCTTGGGGTCGACCTGGAACACGCTCTCGCCGGCGTTGAGCTCCATGACGCCGCCGGGCAGCCAGAGGCCGCGGTCCTTGGCGTCCTGGGTGCTCGTCGCGAGCCCCGCGGCGACCATCGACTCGGCCATCGCGTCCTCGTGCGTGACGCCCTGGGCGTTCTCGCGCTGGATGACCAGGGCGGTCATCGCGGCGAGCTCGTGGGCGACGAGCGATGCCTCGCAGGTGCGGGTGAGCGCCTCGATCTTGTCGAGCACGGCGGCCAGGCCGGGCTCTGCCCGGTGCTGGTTGGGCCCCAGCAGCCGCGGGTTGTTGATCAGCAGCGCCGCGGTCGAGTCGAGCTTGCGCGTCTGGGTGGTCAGGCTCGTGCCCTGCTCGTTCCAGTCGGCGACGTGGTAGGCGACCGGGCGGTTGGTCGATTCGCTGAGCTCGACGCCGGCGGTGAGGAACCGGCTGTCGGATCTGCCCGGGGGGTTCTTGAGGCGGATGGCCTCGATGAGCTCGATGCGCGGGGCCCAGCCGCCCTTGCCGCCGACCTTGTGGGCGAGGATGCCGCCCGAGTCGTCCATCGCGTTGACGATCGCCGCGGCGATCTGCGCGAGGGTCATCTGCCCGGCGCTGTCGCAGCGGCCGGCGGACCAGTCGGCGAAGCGGGCCTCGACCTCCTTGTTCCAGTCCTTGTCCTCGCTGCGGGTCTCGTGGATCGGGCTCGAGCCGACGACGAAGTCGCTGCGGGCGTGCATCAGCGTGCGCGCGATCGGGTTGTTGCGGGCCTCGTGCTGGCAGTCGCGGATCAGCTTCTCGAGCGTCCGCTCGTCGCGGTGGCTGTTGGCGCTGCCGATCGGGCCGTGGCCCGGGCGGCGGAGGCGGCCGCGGCTGGAGTTGTTGAAGCTTCGCGACGCCGCCGACGGGCGCAGCATGGATGCCGGGTACGGCATGCCCCATTCGTCGACGAGCCCGCTCATCGCGTGCCGCCGATCTTGGCGTAGCTGTGGCGCGGGCGGGTCACGGCCATCAGCTCCTTCAGGTCGGCCTTGAGCTCGGAGAGGTAGCCGGCGAGGCTGCCGGTGGACATCGAGGCGTTGCCCTTGGAGACGTCCGGCGTCATCAGCTTGCTGACCTCCTGGATGTGCAGGCGCAGCTGCGCCTCACGCGCGGCGGGCGTGGGGAGCGTGATCCAGTCGTCGTACTGCCAGGTGGCCATCGTTCGGGTGTGTGCTTTCGGTTAGCGCCCCATCCGCTCTGCGGCTCGGGCGGCGATGTCGCTCGCGTGGCTGGTGTTCCCTGTGGAACGCTTCGGCGTTGGCTCGGGGGCGGTCACGCGCTCGAGCATCTCGGGGGTCCACTCGGTGACCTGCACGAGCGCGGCGTAGCAGTCGGCGTAGACCCAGCCGTCGAGGTAGTCGTCGGGCTGGTGCTCGTGCTTCTTGCGCCAGGCGTCGCGCTTCTTGCCGCGGCCGTCGTTGCCGCCGCGGCCGCTGCCGGCGCCGATCTTCACCTTCTCTGCGTTGGTCAGCTCGCGGATCACCGCGTCGCAGTCTCTCCATGACTGCTCGCCGGGCAGCTGCACCGGCTGGATCCGCGCGAGCGTGCGGTCGATCTCGGCCTGCCGGGCCTCGCCCTCGAGGCCGTCGCCGGCCATCTTGGTCAGCGCCTCGATCTTCGTGTCGTCCAGCGGCCGCATCCGTGCGGCGGCCTCGTCCTTGAAGTGGTCGGTGTTGACGTGCACGAGCTCGACGGGCTTGGGCAGCGCGTACTTGTTGCCGTTAGAGTCGCGGTGCTCGGTGAGCGTCACGCGGCGGTAGGGCATCGGGTCGTTGAACCGCCCGTCGTTGCCCTTGCCGGCGACGAACCGCTTGCCGTACTTGGTCCGCAGGTCGTCGACGAGCTTGTAGACCTGCAGCGCCCAGTGCCCCGAGTCGATCATCAGGAACGGGTTGAGCCGGCGGGTGGTGCCCTTGACGGGGAACCCGCCGAGCTCGCCGAGCGGGCGGAGCACGTCGGCCAGCTTGAGGTCCACATCACGGGGGATCCGCTTGGTGTACACGACGGCCTCCTGGCCGCCGATGCCGTACGCCTTGACGAGCACCTTGACGCACTTCTTCTGTACGTCGACCCCGCCGAAGAGCATCGCGGTCCACCCGGGGCAGTCGCCGAGGTCGTGCCCACCGAGCTCGCTGCCGGTGCACAGCTGCTTGAGGTCGGCCGACTCGATCCGCTCGCCCTTGGTCGACGGTGAGCGGCCGAGTCGGTCGCGCCACCAGGTCGCGTCGGGGCGGCCGTTGGCACGCACGAAGTCCTCGACCACGCCCGCCCAGCCCTTCTCGCTGATCAGCGAGGCGAAGCGGTTGATGCGGAAGCCGACGCGGGGGCCGGTGGATTTGCTCCCGCGGACCGCAACGCCGAGCCTTGCACGCCGCTGCGCGGCGTCGGACTCGCTCAACCCGGCGTTGCGGCTCGCGGGGTCCGGCTCGTTGATTTCGTCGCGGAAGAACCCCGCCCCGAGGCGCGAGGCCATCAGCGTGTCGTCGCTTAGGCGGCGGGTGAGCCCGTCGAGCGTGCTCAGGATCGATCCGTCGGATTCGATCCACTCGCCCTGGGTGACCCAGAGCCCGTGCTGGACCATCCAGCGCTTGTTTTCCTCGCGGATCCGCCGGCCGCACTCGGCGTGCGGGCACTGGATCCAGCAGTTGCTCGCCGCGGCCTTGGGCTCGGTGTGCACGCCGCCGATCCATCCGAGCAGTCCGAAGTCGAAGAGCTCGAAGAACTGGCCGCAGTGCGGGCACGGGCACTGGTACTGGCAGCGGACGTCGGCGTCGTCGTACTCCTTGGTGATCCCCGCCGAGTCGCTCATCGGCGTCGAGACCTTGAGCAGCTTGCGGTGCTCGAAGGTCTCCTGCCGCGAGCGGGCGTTCTCGACGGGGTCCTCGCCGGAGTGGTCGTAGGCGTCGGTCTCGTCGAGGTAGATCTTCGGCACGGGGTCCGAGCGCAGTGCGTCGGACGAGCCGGTGTAGGCGAAGTTGATCAGCGAGCCGTCGAGTCGGAGCTGCTCGGCCGTCAGGTCGCGAGGGGAGCGGAGCAGCCGGCCGATCGGCGGGCACGCTCTGATCGACGGGACCAGTCGGTCGGTGTTGAACTTCTTGCCCTTGGTCGCCGTCGGGTAGACGAACATCTGCGTCTGCGGTTCGGCGTCGATCGTGTAGAGCGCGCAGCTGACGAGGAACTCGCTGGCGCCGACCTGCGTCGATTTCTGCAGCGCGATCTCCTCGACCGTGGGGTCGGTGTACGCACGCATCGGCCCGCGCAGGTACGGGACCTCGTCGGTGTTCCAGCGGCCGGGCGTCGCGGCGCCGGCGCCGGCGCGGGGCAGGCGGCGGTGCTCGTCGCACCAGCGGTCGACGGTGGTCGCCGGCCGGGGTGTAAAAACCTCGGCGGTGACCGACGCCATCAGCTCGCGCGGGCAGGCGTAGGCGGTCATGGCGCGGCGAGCCCCGCGGGCGGCTGCTCGGCGATCGATTCACGCACGCGGGCGGTCTGCGCGTCGAGCACGGCGCGGATCCGTGTGCGGTGGTCGGCGGGCCGCGCGAGGATCGCGCGGGCCTCGTCGATGACATCGGGCTCGGTGCCCTGGTGGTGCAGCATCGAGCAGAGCTGGTCGATCGTTTCGTCTGTCACCCAGGCGACGCTGGCGAGCGTGTCGGCCGCCCGCTTGGGCAACGCGTTCATCGCCTCGATCACGCGCTGGCAGGACTCGGTCCATGCGCTCGTCACGGCGTCGGCCTTGACGAGCTCGCCGCGTTCCTTCGCGAGCTTCATGGCGGTGAGCTGCTCGGACTGGATCTCTTTCATCCGCGAGATCGCGGCGGTGTTCAGCCGGATCTCCTCGAAGCCGATCCACGCGAGCACGCGGAGCTCGGCGGTACTCAGGTTGAGCACGTCCTCCAGACGCATCGCGTCCTCGGGGTACTCGTTGTCGGCTGCGCGGGCGGCGATCGTGGCGCGGAGCTCGGCGGCGTCGGCGTGTCTGCTCGTGAGCGGGGCGTCGGTCCGCTCGGCGGGTTTGTTTTTCTTGCGTCCGGCGTTTTTGCGTTTGCCGCCGCGCGAGGGCGACGGGGCGTTGGCGAGGTATTCCTGGGCCGCGGCGGGTTTGAACCGCAGCAGCTTGCCGAACCGCTTCCAGCTCTTGATCGTGCCCGCCTGGGCGTGGTTGCGGATGGTCTGGGTTGTCGGGCCGTCGCCGCCGAGGCGTTCGGCGATGAGCTTGGCGAGCGCGCCGGTGGTGAGCGGGTAGTCGTCGGTGGGCTGCTCAAGAGCAAAGGCGGTCACATCATGGGGCTCCGGGTGGGTGGTCTGGGGTTGGGTGCGTCATGCTCATGCGGCGGCCCGCTTCTGCTCGGCCCGCCAGAGCTCGTAGACGGGCTCGAAGCCTCGCGCGAGGTCGTGGACGGTCGACGGCGGCAGGCCGGTCTGGTCCGCGGTGTAGCGGACGCTCTGGCCCTCGAAGAACCGCAGCAGCACCGCGAGCCGACGCGGCGAGCTGCCGGCAACGAAGCCGGTGACGAGCGCGTGCTCGGCGGTTGTGATTTCGTTGATGGGCTTGAGCACGGTGTCCCTCTATAGACCTATCAACTTTGTCCGGGAATCCCGGACACGCGGGGCGTGTTTTGGGGGCGGTTCGGGCTGCGGGACGCGGGAAATCCGCGTTTGCGGGGCGTGGGGGCGGTTGTAAATTTTCGATTCTCCGTCGCGGCTACGCGTGGACCCCGTTGCGCTTGCGGCGTGCGGACTTGATGGCGTCACGTTCTCGCCGGCGGCGCATCTGGCGGGTCGGTGCGGGCTCGGTTTCATCGTGTGTATCGCGCGGCATCCGCCAGGATGATCTGACCGATCCTGCTCGAACGCGGGGGGACCACGAGACCTTGTGCATCTTGTACAAGTTGCGATGGCAGATCGCCAAGAGTGGGGCGAGGTGTGCGGCGGTGTTGTCGGTGTTCATATGGTTCCTTTCTGTTTGTCGGCCCGCTCGATGAGTTCGGTGGCCTGGTCCTCGAGCGATCGCTCCTCGGCGGTCAGCTCCTGGTCGGTGCGTTGCTGCGTCATCGCGCGGGCCTCGTGCACGCTCAGCCCGCTCAGCGCGATCGCGCGGTCGTGCTCGCTGCGCGCGTGCCGCCCGTGCATCGTCCGCATGCCCAGCTCGATGCCCTGGGCGCGGTAGTACATCGTCACCAGTGCGACGTGGTCGTACATCGAGTCGAACGCGACGCCGCGGCTCGTCATCTGGCTCGGGTGGTAACGCCGCAGCCGCCCGGGCAGCGGGCCGGGGCGGCCGGTGAGCTCGCACAAGGGCACCAGCGTCCACGAGTCGTCGCTCTGCTCGGGCAGGCCGGGGACGATCAGCCGCTTCTTGTTGTGCGCGCGGTCGCACTTGTCCTTGGTCTCGACGAGCGACGCGAGGAACGCGCCGAGCGCCTCTCCGTCGCGGATGTCCAGGCCGGTGACGTACACCTGTCCGTTCGCTTTCCAGAACCGCTTGCGCTTGCGCTTGACGTAGGTGCCGCCGTCGCCGCCCTTGTGCACGGCGGCGGGCTTGTTGCCCCTGCGTTTGCCGGGGTTCTTGGATTTCGCGCGGGCCTTGTTCTTCGCGCGGCGTTTGGACTTGCTCGGCATCCTTGCCTCCTGATCGTGGGGTCTGGCTTAGGTGTTTTCAAACAGCGTCCCCTTCCCGCGTGCCTCTGCGATCCGCTGGCGACCCCGGCTCGCGTATCTCCCGTCGAGCTCGATGCCGACGAACCGACGATTCGTGCGCACGCACGCGACGCCGCAGCTGCACGAACCCGCGAACGGGTCGAGGACAAGATCACGCTCCTGCGTCGTGGATCGGATGAGCGAGGCGAGGAGCGAGACGGGCTTCTCGGTGGGGTGGAATCGGTGTTTATGGTGCGGACGCGCTTCGGTGATGACGCTCGCTGGACGGGGACCGGGGAACGCGAAGGCCCCCTTCGTTGCGAACCAGATCACTTCGTGATTCGGGGCGAACTGCGCCTTGCAGTCGCCCATGCCGTAGGCGCGTTTGTCCCAGACAAGCTGGGACTGCACTTTGAAGCCAGCGCACTCGATCGCCATGCGGAACACCTCTTGGACGTCCCAGCGGGTGAAACAGATCAACGCACCGCCGTCCATCGTGACGCGGTTCGCTTCGTGCAACCACCAGATGTATGGATGCTCGTCATTGAGCACCCGCACACCCTTGGTCGACACGTAACCAACGCCGTAGGGCGGGTCGGTGCAGACGAGGCGGACGCTCTCCGTTTGCACCTTGCGGATTTTGGACATTGAGTCGCCGCGGATCACGCGGTGGATCGGGGTTGAGGACTTGGTCATTCGTTGTCGCTTCCTTGCGTACTATCTCCACTGTGTCCCGGCGTTTGCGATGCAAATGCGTTGCCGGGGCTCGGGGGCCGGGCGTTGGCGCGCCCGGCTCCGCTCCTTGTTGATCTGTGTGAATCTCAGCCCGAGCTGGATCCTCCTGGTGTATCTCCGAGCTCGACCGCGAGGCGCTTGCGGAGCTTGCGCTCGCGGCTGCCCGCGGTCAGCCGGTCGATGCCGATGCGGGCGGCGGCTGCGCGCTGGGTGAGCCCGCGGGACATACGGAGCAGCACGAGGCCGCGGTCGTCGGGCGTGCACCTGTCCAGCGCGGCGCGGAGCGAGGCGATCTCGTCGGCGAGCTCCGCCTGCTCCGCCGGGTCCGTCGACGACGGGTCGGCGATCGCCGAGCCCATCCAGCTCTGGATCCGCATGGGCCGTGGGCGGGGGTTGCGCACGCGCGGGCCCAGGTGGTTGACCGCGTTGATGTACTGCGGGCGGTTCTTGATCATCGCGGACATCGCGTAGCTCGAGAACCGGTAGCCGCGGCGGGGGTTGAAGAGCTCGGCGCACCGCTTGAGCGTCGGCATGTGCTCGTGGTACAGGTCCGAGCGCAGCGGCTGGAGGTCAGGGCGGCCGCGGACGAGCAGCTTCGTGCACGAACCGGCGAGGCCCAGGTGCTCGTGCCAGTCGATCGCGGTGCCCGGCTGGCAGCGCGTCAGGCGCAGCACGCGGGCGATCGCTTCGCGGCGTTCGGGGTCGATGGTGGGGGCCGATCGGGACACACAAACATCCTGCACGCGTCGCGTGCGGATTCGGCGTCGTCGTCAATCGCTCGGGCCTCTGGCGAGGGGCGACCCCGGGCGCGAGGCGGCGCGGTTCGTGTGTCCTGGCGGCGTGAGTGTACACGCTCCGGGCCGATCGCGCGCGGGGTCCGGCCGGTTTTTTCCGCTCGCCCGCACCCGCCCGGCCGCTGGGCCCATCCGCCGACGGGGCTGGGAGGGAAACTTGGTGCGCTTCTCGGCGCAGCAGCTGAGAACTTCTCAGGTATTCCGAGAACACCAGGGGCGGTGCGCCGCGATGAACCAGAACTTCGCACCCCCGCCCCCGGTTCAAAGCCGACGGCGGAGGGGGTCAGGCACCCAATCAAAGCCGGCGGGGTGCCAAAGTGCGGTGGATTTGCATAAGTTGCTGCAAATCAAAGGGATAGTGCAAAAAATTCTCGCAAAATGCGACGCGAACAACCTGCGGAAAACCGGCCCCCAGCCGGAGGACCCAAGGCCCGGGGGGGGGGGCCTGCCGCCCCAGCCCAACCGCCATTTTGCCATCTGGAGGGGGGAGCGGGGGCGGGCGATCGCTCGAGCGGGATCTGCGTTGCCCCGCAATGCTCCGAGCGACGGGGTGCGGGGATCTGCATGCTGCAGCCGCGTGTGCTACGCTCGGTCCATGCTCACCGACATCCCCTGGACCGTGCTCGCAAGCATCGCTCTCCCCGCACTCTTCGGCGTGCTGGGTCTCTGGGCGATGCTCTGGCCCGATCATGCCCGCCGCTTCCTGCGTCGCCCCTGGACACTCGGCCGCAAGCCCCGGCGTGGCGGGCTGTACTTCCCCGGGATGAACGACCCCAAGCCGCACGACGACGACCACGGCTGGACAAGGATCTGGCCGAGGCGCTGAGCCGAGCGCACAGCCAGGGCAAGCCGACCGCCCCCACCAGGACCGCAGATTCCGCTTGACAGCGTCTCGGCGGAGGGTATTTTGGGACCGTCTGTTCCCTTGGGATGGATAGATTTGAAATGCTGCCCCTTCCTCGTCGGGAGGGGCGGTTTTTTTATGAGGCGATGAGTTGAGCGCACGAAAAACCGGACGCGAGCAGCGTGTGCTGCCGGCGCCCGGTTTTGGTGATCGATATTGGATGCTTGATTCAGCCGTAGCTGTGCTTCGAATAGATTCTGCCCCGGCGGCCAACACTCGGTTCTTCCACTCGGATCTCGTAATACTTGGTGACGTACTTCCCGTCACCCTCTCGTAATTTCTTTGAGAGCGCCTTTGAGAGTCGCCTCCGATCTACTTGTATGTTTTCCGCGAATTCGCAGAGCAAAGCTACTCTGAACCGGCCATCGGGAAGTTGATCGAGTGCATAATCCAGCTCGCTGACAGTGGTTCCATACGCCGTCCTTGTCGTCACGGGTCGAAACACATCCTTGAGAACAATCTGGATGGATTCGAGCTGGTTGCTGAGCTCGTCTCTTCTCTGGTTGAGGACCTTGAGCTCTTCACGAATCAACGCCGCCTTCTGCTCGAGCTCAGCACGGAGCGCACGCTTGGCCTGATGCCGGTTGTCTACAGCTAGTTGCTCGCTCATCGCACCCCCCAATCCGGCCACTCCCGCCCGCTCGCCTGGTACTTCTCGATCCACGCCGCGAGATCATACGTCGGCCCGGGCATCCCGTTGCCTGATTCGTAGAAGCCGGCGATGTACGGCCGCGCCCAGTCGGCCGGCTCGGTGAGCAGCGGGACGTCGGGGTCGACGCGTGCCTGGACGGACAGGTGGCAGCGCTGGCAGAGGGCCATGAGGTTCCAGGGCCGGTTGTTGCACTTATCGCCGTCGAAGTGGTGGACGGTGAGGCAGTAGCCCGCCGAGGGGTCGTGCGCATGATCGCAACGCACGCAGCGCCACCCCGCCGCGTCCTTGGTCTCGCGTGCGAGCTCGTCCCAGTTGTCGGCATACACGCCGCGTTGCACTGCGGGGCTCATTGTCTCATATCCGGTGGCGGTGAACTCGGCGGATCAGTTGGATTCAGGCGGATACCTTGCTGCGTTGGATTGCGGATTGGTTTGCCGCTGACCTTGATCGCGTTTTCAACCTTGGCCCGCTCGAGTGCCGGCGTGCACCGATCGATAACGATGTACCGCGGCTTCTTGGTCGGCGGAGGTGCGGACCCATTCGGGCGCGTTCCGCGCACGAACTCGAGCTTCGCACGCAGCTCGGCGCACCGCTTGTGCAGCCCCATCTTGATGTCGTAGTCGCGCTCGTTGCGTTCCGTGAGGAGCTCGCGAAGGCACTCCGGGCACTCGCTCTCCTCCGCCAACCCGAAGCGGTTGATCAGCTCGACCTTGCCGCTGCCGGCGCAGAGGGTGCAGTGCGGTCGGTCTGCTGACCGACGACTCGACGCGCAGGAGCACACGTCGTCGCCGCATTGCGTGCAGTATCCGCTCATCACTCACCCGCCTTCGCAAGCCGCTCACGCTCAGCAGGTGAGTCGATCGTCATCGTCTCCCCACAACACTCCGGCCATCCATGCGCCAGTGCGTGGGCAGGGTTCACTCTGCAGCTGTTGCCGCAGTGTGTACACCAGACGCGTCCACGCTCGATCGACGGATGCGATTTCGCCAGCTGTTCATGCAGTCCCATCACGCACCCACCTGCTCGTCATCGTGAAGCCAGCCCAGGTGCACCGCTGTGCTCGTGAGCAGACGCTCCATCTCGTCGCCATAGCCGAATCGATCCGCGTTCATCTCGATCGATTTACGAAGGTCACCGTCGGCGTGCCGCTCGCCCGCCGCCTTCCAGTCCGCGAGCATCTCGATCAGATCCAGCAGGTTCATGCCCTGGATCCCCCGCTCGCCGAAGTGCTCAGGATGGTGCCGATTCATCTGATAGTGATGCTCGAGCGCGGGCTTGATCGACACCAACGCCTGCGCGTATTCGGGTGTGCCGTAGGTCAAGCTCCGTAGTTTGGGTGTGGCTTGTGCGAACGCTTCGAACTCCTCGGAGCTGAACTTGCTGGCATCGTGGTACACCGCACGCTCCTGCAGTTCGATGATCGCCTGAAGCATGAGTGTGCCGACACGCCGCACGTGCTTCGTTGTCTCGCGCATGACGTCGTCACGCGTCATTGCCGGTTCTGAGATCTTGCTGTCTGTCATCGTCATCCTTTCGTTGTCTCCATGCCCGGCAGCTCACCGCCCGGCGTCTCATACTCGTGCGCCATCCCCGCCTCGCGGTTCTTCTGCGCCTCGACCGCGTCGACCATCGACTGCGCCGCCGTTGTCAGCCTGATGCCCCAGTACCCCTTGCGGTTGTTGTGCTGCGACGGCCGGCGCGACTTCCACTCCGTCGCCGTGAGCACCGGGATGAACTCGGCCATGAACTGCGAGCGCGTCGGGCGGTATCGCTGCCCGAGCGTGTCGCAATAGCCGAGGTACGCCGCGTGCAGGTCCTCGGTGGGCGTGTGGTCGCCGGTCATGCCCGTGCCGTCGTCGCTCAGCCCGGCGGCGTTGGTCACCTCGATGCACTCGTCGAGGAACTCGCCGTAGGAGCTCGACTGGGCGACGAGCAGCTCGAGCGGCTCGGCGCTCCACTCGGGCTGCACGAACCCGCCGTCCTCGACCAGGTCGCGCAGCCCGCAGACCGCGAGCAGCAGGATCCCCGCGAGCGAGCGAGGCTCGGTGAGCGCCTCGAGCAGCCGCGGGTCCTTCCTCGCCGGCGTGTTCTTGAAGTCGAAGCAGATCGAGCGGCGGCGCAGCGCGTTGGTCGCGTCGGGCATCTGCGGCATCTGGTTGACGAGGCAGAGGATCCGCGTGCGCAGCGTGTAGTTGGCGATCTCGTCGCGGTGCTTGCGGTCGATCGACATCGCGTCGCCGCCGGCGATCATCTTGAAGAGCTCGACGTTGACCTTCTTGTCGCTCTTGCCGCCCTGGTCGAGGTCGGCGAACACGGCGAGCCGCTTGCCGAGCCAGCTGTTGAAGTGGAAGCCCTGCGCGAGCTTGTGCATGTTGGAGCTCACGACGTTGCCCATGCCGAGCAGCGCGACGACGACCTCCTTGATCACGCTCTTGCCCATGCCGGGCGGGCCGTGGAACCAGGTGATGTTGCCCTGCTGGTGCGAGATGTCGGTCGTCAGCAGGTTGCCGATCACCTTGTGCAGCTCGCGGATCGTGACGGGCGCCGCGTTGTCGTCGTCCTCGTCGGCGAAGGTCTCGGTGAGAAACTCGATCCACCGCGGGCACAGCGTCGCGGCGTATTTGCGGAGCGATTCAAGATCCCGGTCCTCGAGCGCGGCCAGCGCGTCGTCGACGGGCAGGTCCAGGTCGATCTGCGACGTCGAGAAGAACCGCGGGCTGTGCTCGAGCACACGCAGCTCGATGCGGCGCTTCCAGTGCTCGAGATCGACCAGCCCGTTGCGCACGCTGAGCACGAGATCCGGGTCGGGCAGGTCCTCGCGCTCGGGGTGCTCAACGCGGCGGCCCCAGCACGGCGTGTCGGTGTCGATGTGCCCGTCGGGGGTGACGTTGTTGGTCATCCAGAACTGCGTGCGGTAGTCGTCGGGCGGCGTGTGCACCATCGCCTCGTCGGCGGCCGCCTCGAGGATAGACCGGACCTCGTTGGGACTGACCTGGTGCGGCAGGTAGTACGGACGCTTCGACGACTCCCGGGTGTACTTCTTCTGCCAGAACGGCCGCGTCCACCGGCGGACCTCCGCTCTGAGCACCGACGGCTCGCCGAGCTCGTAGTACACGCCCCGCTCGTAGCGGTAGAGCCGCCCGCTGAGCGTGACCAGGCGGAGCGCCGTCGGCTCGCCCTCCGGGTGCCCCTCGGGGGCGCCAAAGCGGTCGCTCAGAAACAGCAGCGCCTGGTCGTGGTGGTTCTTGGGCATCACGGGGCCCTTGGGCTCGGGCCAGCCGCCGAGCCCGGCGTCGTAGACGTTCGGCGGCTTCTCCTCGCCGCCGCTGCCCTGCTCGTGCGCATCGTCCGTGCCGCCCGAACTGTTCGACGACCCGCCCGATCCGACCGACGCGCGGGTGCTCTTCGGAGCGCTCTTCGGCGACGCATTGTCATCGGGTGCGGGGTTGCTGATCGTCAGCGTCGCCCGCTCGAGTGCGGCCGCGATCGCGTCGCTGACGGCGTCGGCGCCGGCGCTGTTGAGCGTGTCGAGCCAGTCGACGCTCTTGGCCTCTTTCCCCCTGGCGTCGCGCGGCTGGTGCTCGGAGTCGAAGAGCGACGGGCAGACCTTGGCGCTCGGCAGCACGACGGCGGCGGGGATGTTGAGCTCACTGCGCACGCGGTCGGCCGCGAGCTCGGCGTACTTGCGCCCGGCGTCGCTGCGGTCGGTGTCGCCGGCGATGACGACGGCCTTGATCGACTCGAGATCCGCCGGCGAGAAGCCGACCTGCGTCATCGGCTCGGCACTCAGGCATGCCCAGACGGTGAAGCCTGTGGCCTGCATCACGGCGAGCCCGGTCTCGACACCCTCGGTGAGCACGAGCACGCCGGAGGGGAAGCCGTCGCCCATGCGGACGGCGCCGCCGCGCGGCTTGCCGAGCGCGGCCTTGCGGACGCCCTTGTCGCCGACGACCTGGACAGTGACAGCGGCGCCGCGCGGGCCGACGAAGTAGCGCTGGCAGCCGATCGGGATGCGGTCGGCGTCGGTGACGGGCGCAAGGAACCCCTGGGCGCCGCGTGCGTTGGGCTTCGTGAACCCGAAGTCGTCGACAGCGAGGATGCTCATGGTGGGGAGCCGACCGGCGGGGAGCTTCTCGATCGCGATGCCGCGGCGTTTGAAGTACAGGTGCGTGCGTTTCATCGCCTGCGGTCCGCCCTGGTTCGTGTACTCGATCGCGCGCTTGATCAGCCGGCGTGAGGCGGCGATCGCCTCCTCGTCGAGCCGCGCCTGCTCGGCCTCGTCCTGGGCGCGTTTGACGCGTGCGGCCTCGACGCGCTTGGCGTGCTCCTCGGCCCATTGTCTGCGCTGCTCGGGCGACGCGGTGCGGTCGCTGATCGGCGACGGATCGACGCCCGCGATCTCGGCGAGCCGGACGACGGCATCGACGAAGCCCTTGCCGGTCGGGCTCGCACCGCCGCAGATATGCTCGATCCAGCGGCACGACTCCCCGCCGGCGACGGCGAAGCCGAACGGCTTGTCGGACCTGCAGACGATCCGGTCGTGCCGCCCGTAGAGGGTGGTGATGTCGTCTGAGCAGCCGGCCCCGGCCTCCCATTTGTTGCCGCGTTTGCGCCAGTCGAACTCGGGAAACGCGGTGTCCAGGCATGCGAAGAGGGCGGGCAGGACGACGTCGTCGAGGAACTCGGAGGGCTTGATCCCGTCGGGGTTGTGCATACTCACCGCCATACCCCCGTTTTGCGTGCGTGCAAGTCACGGGCGTGCGAGCGTTTGCGGTCTCTGCTCTGTCCCTTCAGGTCCAAGTGGGAGTAAAATCCCGTGGAGGTTCGAGTCCTCTCATCCGCATTCGAGCGGGACCGAAAGGTCCCGCTTTTTCTTTGTTTACGCCCGATCGGGGCGGCTGGGGTCGGCTCAAGCATTCATTCGGTCCCTGTCTGGTTTTGGGCATGATCGGGCATGATTGGGCATGGTATGGCGACCCTACGCCATACTTTTCGCCATACCCGAGAGCGTGATCCTGCCCATCATCTCGTCGATCCCGGGCAGGTGCTGCATGATCGCCGCCGTGTCCGACACGCCGACGTAGCTGTAGTACTTCCGGGTGGTCTCGATGCTGGTGTGGTCCATGAGCTGTGCCGCGATGACGATCGGCACGCCCGCGAGCGCGAGCTGCACGTTGTAGGTCGCGCGGAGCGAGTGGAACACGACCTGCAGCCCGTGCTCGTCGTAGCGGTCAATGCCCGCTCGCTCGATGTCCTTATGAAACGTGGTGATCTGCGGCACCGGCGCGAACGGCCGGTCGTAGAAGCGGTCCGACTCCTTGCGGGCCAGGGCGAGGGCGCAGCGGTCGCGGATGATCTGCGCGAGCTTGGGGTCGTTGATCGGTGTGCGGATCGCCCGGCCGCTCTTGGTCATCGACGGCGGCACAGCGATGTGCGGGTTGACGCCGTCGAGGCGGACGTCGCGGGTGCGCAGGCCGCGGAGCGTGGATCGCCGGTAGCCGGTGCACGCCGCGAGCGTGTAGATCGGGAGACGCTCGCGGTACCATCGCCAGGCCGAACGCGCGTCCGTCGGGGCGGCGCCGAGGAACCGGCCGAGCTCGATTCTCGTCAGCGGCCTCCGCAGCAGCTCGTGCTCGCGGGCCATCCGTGCCTTCTTCCCTCGCAGCCGCGGCAGCACGCCGACAACGGGGTTGCTCGCCAGCAGCGGCGGCGATTGAGCGACGGCCCAGTCGCACAACAAGCGTGCGGCGTTGACGTACTCGGTCTTGGACTTGCGCTTGAGCTCGGCGAGGTCCTCGCTGACGAACCGCCGCAGCTGGTCGCGGTCGATGTCGCGGATGGTCTCCCAGCCGAGCGTGCGCTTCATGCGGAGCAGGAACCAGCGGTGCGTCTTGACCCAGTCGCCGCTGAGCCCGTCCTCACGCATGGAGTCGAGGTAGCCCTCGATCACGAGCTCGATCGGCTGGCGCGACGCGATCGGCGACGGCGCGGCGAGGCCGAGCTTGCGTTTCTCGATCGACTCGAGCTCGCGTGCGTAGACGATGCTCGCCGCGGAGTGGTCCGCGGTCCGCGTCGACTTGCGGACGCGGCTGCCGTGCTCGTCGGTCAGCTCCATGTACCAGTTCTTGGACTTGGGTTGTTTGTAGAGTCCCATGCGTGCGCACCTCCGCGGAATTATACCGACGCCATCGCGTTGACCGCCTCGATGATGTCGGCCGCCCTCCAGCGTGCGAGCGTGGTGCCCTTGGCGAGCCGCACGCGCTTGGGCAGGTCGCCGCTGTTGACCTTGCGCGTGAACGTGCGGACGTGGATGCCGAGCAGCTCGGCGCACTCCTCGGCGGTGAGCAGCAGCTTGCCGTCGATCGTCTTGACCTGCATCGTGCTCATGGCGTCACCGCCTTCGGCGCGCGCTCGATCAGCTCGCGGTGCACGACGTGGTGCTGTCCGTCGGCGGTCTCGCGCAGCTCGTAGTGCTCGCTGCCGACGGGCGCGACGACGACGCACGCGATGCGGCGCTCGGTCAGGTCGTCGTCGATGACCGACGTGACGACTTGCTCATCGATCGCGAACATAACGCTCCGCCTTGTTGGGAACCATGTAGAGCCCGCGCACCGCAATCGCGATGAGCACGACGCACGCGAGCAGGCACACGTCCCGCGTCGTATTCGCCGGCATCCAGGGCAGCACCCAGGCGAGCGCCGTGCCCGAGACCGAGCTCGCCCAGACAGCCGCCGGCACGCTCTTGAAAAGTGATCGTCGTCTCATGATCAGTCCCTTTGGTTTCGTGTTATATGGGTATGTCATATAGCCATATACACTTGGTTTCGGTGCTCGCAGCCGGGTCGCCGTCCTTGGCGAGCGGGGTGTCCGCGGCGTCAACGCGACGCCGGGCCAGGACACAGGGGAAAACAAAAAACCCACCACCGCGCAGGCAGCGCGATGGTGGGCGGGAGAGAGAGAGCTCGGGCGGCGGGCGCCGTCGGCGGACTGGATGTGCATCGCGTCCCCCTTAGCCGTTGGCCTTGCTGATGGTCTGCTCCGCGGCGGCGATCGCCGACTCGATGAGCTCGTGCACGCGGCGGGCGTCGGCCTCGTCGACCCGCTCGTCGGCGAGCAGGTCGTGCAGCTCGTCGACGCGGCCGGCGAGCGTGCGCTCGGTCTCGATGAGGTTGAAGGGCAGCAGCGGCTGCTCGCCGACGACCAGCGGCGGCCGGGCGTCCTTGCCCTGCCCCGGCGCGTCGTGCGCGGTCGCTGGCCGGGTCAGCAGTCGGTCGGCCGCGTCGCCGTCGCCCATCTCGCGGAGCATCCGCGCCATGCCGTCCGTGTTGCTCGATGGTACAGCTGTACTATTTCCCCCTTGTTCGCGGGAGAGAGGGGTACGGCCGTACCCCAAAATCGGGTTTTCCCCTAATGCTTTTCCGCCCTCACGCTCAGAAAACAGGGGTACGGCCGTACCCCTCGGCTTGGACCGACCGCCGAGCTGCTCCTCGATCGCGGACCTCGACGGGTGGCCCTTGGGATCGATGCGTGCCCTGGACTCGCCGGCCTCGACCTGCTCGCGGACCAGGTGCGCGGCCTCCTCGTAGCGCTCGCGATCGAAGCCGCCGTCGGCGCCCACGAGCGAGCGGTACCAGCGCACGGCCTTCTTGCCGCGGTGGTGGTTGATCGACGCGTCGTTCATCAGGTGCGTCTGCAGCATCCCGAGCCGCTCGGCGCCCTCGACGATCGCTCTGCCCAGGTTGAAATACTGCACCGCGTTGTCGAGGTTCGACGCGACGACGGCGGACTGCAGCCGGGCGAGCTGCGCGAGGACCGTTTCTTTGGTGGTGGGGGTGGTGATCATCCGCCGTGGCTCCATTGTGCGATCGCTCCGAAGACGGCGAGGGCGAGCATCGCCAGCAGCCAGACGGGCCAGCACAGCGCGCGGCAGACCATCCAGCCGCAGTCGCACCGCACGGTCCGCTGGTCGAGCAGGACCTGCACGATCAGCGTGATGCCGGCGCCGATGAAGTAGAGCGTCGTAAGCAGCTGGGCAAGGTGCTCTAGCATGCGTCCTCCCCCCGCTCGCGCGTTGTCTCGGTGTGGTCGAGCACGGCCGCCTCGTATCTGGCGGCGATCGCGTCGGCCTTGTTGATCAGCTCGTGCGCCATCTTGGTGAGCGCGTCGATCTGGATGCGGTCGGCCTGCGTCGCGTGCGGCGCGGCGCGTTTGATGCGGCGCACGCATGCGACGGTCTGCTCGCACCGGATGTTGCGTGTCCAGCTGCCGTCGCGTGTCTTTGATCGTGCTGCGGCGTATCCCATCACAGCCACTCCATATTGAGGGTGCCGCTGCGGTCACGGATGCCGAGTCGGATCTCGGCCTGGGTGAGCGAGTCGCAGCCGACGAGCTTCCGCTCGCGGTGAGCGAGGTACACGCGGACCTCGCGGGCGATGTCACCGGCCGACCGCTGGGGATCAGCGTCGGCGAAAGAGACTCTGAGGTTGCGCACGAGGTGCCATGCGTGCCGGCCCCGCATGATCGCGCCGAGCAGCCGCGTGTTCTCGCGTTGGCGGACTTCCAGCTCTGACTCGTCGATCGCCGAGCGGACGAGTGTGCCGGGGCTGGGCTCCAGATTGATCCCCTCGGTGACGAGCCTCATCAGAACGTCCTGGCTCTCGTCGGCAATGGCGCCGGCCGTTTCCCAGGAGTCGTTGTCGCCGAGCTCGGGCGTGTCGGCTCTGCCGAAGCTGAGCTCCAGAGTTCCGCCGTCCATCTGCACTTTGCGTATCGCTTCCCCGGTCTCCCTGGAGACCTTCATCGCGATCGAGCAACTGTCGGACTGGTCGGTGTCTTCAAACTTCCCGAGCGTGGTGATGCCCGGGGCGGCTGGTTCGTTGGCGGGTGTCAT